AACGTCTTAGAAATACGGTTAGCAGATATGCGGGTAAGGGCTTTGTACCGGGGCTTGATGGTCGTAAGATATGGGTGCGCTCCGAACACGCAGCTCTCAATTCGCTCCTTCAAGGGGCTGGGGCGATAGTGATGAAAAAGGCTTTAGTATTATTTCACGATAAGACTAAGGCTAACAAGTGGCCTGTAAAGCTGGTAGCTAATGTCCATGATGAATTTCAACTTGAAGTTCCTAAGATATATGCTACAATAGTAGGTGAGGCTGCAAAGCAAAGTATCGTTGAAGCTGGGTTGCATTTCAAGCTTCGTTGTCCACTAGACGGGGAGTACAAAGTTGGCAACAACTGGCGTGAAACACACTAATAAACAGATTATCTTTGACATTGTAGATGATAACTTCAAAGTCAAGATTGTAGGAGATCTGGATTTGGAACAGGTATACATAGTGCTAGGATCGGCTATGATGTACTTGGAAGATCTGGCTGAGGGTAATGTAGCTCACCCATTCAAAGAGCTGCACTAAAGAAAGAGGAAACGTAATGTTATATCTTAGCGTAGAACCTAATGAAGCTGCCTTCATTGTTCGAGTGATTGGACAACTACCTACTGAGTCAGGTGCATTCCCATTGCATCAGAAGTTGGTAGAGCAAGTTCAAACACAACAGTATCCCGCTGAACCTGCAGCAGATGAGTAAATTAATTTAAAGGAAAATGAAATGAGTATTGATACACTGAAACCCGTTAAAGTCGCTGGTGAAATCTTCTGGAGTAACTGGATGAACACCTTTAACACTAAGTTCAACGAAGACAACAAGAAGTACGAATGTACTATTGGTAACTTGAGCGATGCAGCCTGTGAGAAGCTTAAAGAGCTGGGCATCAACATCAAGAACAAAGAGAGCATGGGTAACTTCATTGTTGCTAAGTCAACTTACCTGTTCACACCTGTGGACGAAGAAGGTAATCCTGTAGACATTGCTAAGATGGGTAATGGTACTAAGTGCCATGCTGTTATCTCATCATACCGTCACAAGATGTCAGCTAAGTTTGGTGCTGCACCATCAATTAAGAAGTTGATTGTTACTGAACTGAAAGTGTACTCTCCTGAAGGTTCAGCGGAAGAAGAAGAGACTGCGGACGATGTCCTCTGATAAGCCTACTGAGGCTATTGTAGATGCTGACTTTTTAGTTTATAAAGTTGGCTTCTCCAATGAGGAGGAAGAGGAACGGTGGGCACTAAATCGACTCACAGAGTGGTTTACCGACATAATCTATATGCGTCTGAAGTGTGATGACTACAGAGCTTGGATTACAGGTAAGACTAACTTTAGATTCGAGGTAGCTACCACTGTTCCTTACAAAGGTAATCGCAAGGATGCTCCCAAGCCTAGACACTATGATGCTCTTCGCAAACATCTGATGAAGCTCGGTGCTAAGATGTCTGAGAACGAGGAAGCTGATGACTCTGTAGGCATAGCGTCCACTGAAGGTAACTACTGGATCGTCCACGTTGACAAGGATCTAGATCAGTTACCGGGGTGGCACTATAATCCTGTAAAGGATGAGGAGTATTATGTTACTGAGTTTGAAGGCTTGTACAGTTTCTACAAACAGATACTGACAGGTGACAGAGTTGATAACATTGAAGGTATCAGAGGTATTGGCCCTGTAAAGGCTGATAAGATTCTCAAAGACTGTACAACTGAAAAGGAATTATATGAAGCTTGTATCAAGGCTTATGACGGCAATACTGACAGGGTACTGGAAAATGGAAAGCTCCTATGGCTAAGAAGGGAACCAAACCAGATGTGGCAACCTCCTTCAGTCTCGCAGGCTCAGTCTGGTACGTTAACTACGTAATGCACATGGATGACATGGGTAAGTGTGACCCTGAGAAGCAAACCATTACTATCCGTATGGACATGAATAAGCAGACCACTGAGCAGACCTTCTACCATGAGTTAGTTCATGCCATTATGTTCACAATGGGTAAACTAAACCATGATGAAGAGTTTGTGGATACCTTTGGAGCTTTCCTCCATCAGTATCACAGGACTAAGGTGAACCATGAAGCCTAAGCGTAAAAAGCCACTGACAGTTAGACAAGTAGCTTTGAAGCATGGTTTCAGGTCAGGCTTAGAGGACAAGATAGCTGAAAGATTGAAAGCCTTAGAAGTTCCTTTTGAGTATGAGAAGCTAGTGATTGCATATACGCAGCCTGAGAAGAAACGTACATACACTCCTGACTTCTTACTACTTAGTAATGGTATTATCATTGAGAGCAAGGGTAGGTTTGTAACTGCTGACAGACAAAAACACTTGATGGTTAAGGAACAACACCCTGAACTTGATATTAGGTTTGTCTTCAGTAACTCTAAAGCTAAGCTCTCAAAGGTAAGCCAGACTACATACGGGGATTGGTGCACTAAGCATGGATTTCAGTATGCCGATAAAGATATTCCAATGTCATGGTTAAATGAACAACGAAAGGGTAAATAAGTATATGTTAAATAATCTTATTGAAGCAATGATGAAGTCTCCTGAGATTAAGAATGCTTGGGAAGATTTTACAGACGCTATCACAGTTGAGACTATGAAGAGTACTTACTTGAATACTCTCAATGGTGGGTGGAGTAACCATCCTGAGGACATTGCCAGCTGCAAGGAAGTCAATGAAGCTCTAGCAATATGTCTCAGATACTTCATGTTTGTTAACGATGCTGAAGAGTTCTTGAAGGAGGCTAACAATGAACGTAAACCTGATTAAAGAGCATGAGAATGGTGATGCAACATATCAGTTTGACTTAACAGCTGATGAAGCTCAATCACTACTTACCTTTGGTATCCTAGAGGCCATCAAAGCTGGTATCCGTGAAGGTGATAGACTAACAGTTGAAGGAGAGGACATCAATGAAGATTCTAGTCATCCCGGACTGTCAGATTAAAGAGGGTGTACCTTTAGAGCACCTGACATGGGCTGGTAAAGCTATTGTCGATTACAAACCTGATGTAGTGGTTAACATAGGTGACTTTGCAGATATGCCAAGCCTTAGTAGCCACGACATCAAGGGAAGTAAGTACTTTGAAGGTCTACGTTACAAGAAGGATGTTGAAGCTACTAAGGAGGCCATGAAGTTGTTATTGGCTCCTTTGAGAGAAGCTCAGAAGGCTCAGAAGGAATCTAAGCACAAGGTGTACAAGCCTCGTATGGTGATGACTTTAGGCAATCATGAGAACCGTATTGATAGAGCTGTCAATAATAATCCTACACTTGAAGGCTTAATATCTACAAAGGATCTTGAGTATGAAAAAGATTGGGAAGTACATGGGTTTCTTCATCCTGTGTTCATTAATGGTGTTGGCTTTAACCATTATTGGCCTGTGGGTGCTATGGGACGTCCAGCAGCTGCTGCTAGTGCTATTATTAATAAGCTTCATATGTCTTGTGTTGCTGGACATCAACAAGGAAAGCAGATTGCATATGGTAAGCGTGCTGATGGGAAGCCTATTTGTGCTATCATCGTTGGCTCTTACTATCTCCATGATGAGAGCTATATGGATCAATTAAGCAATAGACACTGGAGGGGCTTACTGATGATGAATGAAGTACAAGATGGACACTTCGATGAAATGTTCTTGAGTGTAGAATACCTAGGGAGGAAATATGGTTGATCGTAAATGTAGTACTTGCTTTTACAGTGAACAAGATGGTAAACGACACCCTTGTAGTAATTGCGACAATTACGACAAATGGGTTCCTCGTAATATGTACATTCGAGAAGCAGCTAAACCACTCAGTGAAGCTGTTAAAGAGTGGGTTGACTCAGACCACGGTGAATGGGCTAATGACAGTATTCACAAGCCTAAGCACTACACAGAACATCCATCAGGTATTGAATGTATCCAAGTTACAGAACACATGGGCTTTAACTTAGGTAATGCAATCAAGTATATCTGGAGGTGTGACCTTAAGAAGGATGCCATTGAAGACTTGAAGAAGGCTAAGTGGTATATTGACAGAGAGATTACTAAACGTGAACAACATAACCTTTGAAGAACTGAAAGAGGCTCTCAAGCGTTTAGATGAGGTGTCACTCTTGGAACTGTTAGGAATCCAGAGTGATGACCTTGTTGATAGATTTGATGATGTAATTGAAAAGAAACAAGAATATTTAATAAAGGAACTAGACTAATATGCGTAAACTAATGACACCATACCAAGAATACATTGGCAAGAGCCGCTACTCTCGCTACTTGGATGATAAAGGCCGGAGAGAGCACTGGCCTGAGACTGTAGACCGTTACTTTAACTTCATGACCAAGCACTTGCAAGACAAGCATAACTACTCATTAAGTGCTGAATTGCGTAACGAACTACAGACTGCTGTGACTAACTTAGAAGTGATGCCTTCAATGCGTAGCATCATGACAGCTGGTGATGCCTTGGAGCGTCAGAACGTAGCTGGTTATAACTGTTCATACCTGCCCATTGATGACCCTAAAGCTTTTGATGAGGCTATGTATATTCTGTTATGCGGAACTGGTGTAGGATTTAGTGTGGAGCAAAAGTATGTATCTAAGTTACCTGAGATTCCAGTTGATTTGTACAATAGTGGCACTGTCATTAATGTTAAGGACTCCAAAGAGGGGTGGGCTAAAGCCTTACGACAAGTCATTGCCTTGCTATATGCTGGAGAAGTGCCTAAGTGGGATGTATCGGGTGTACGTGCGGCAGGAACGAGGCTTAAGACCTTTGGTGGACGAGCATCAGGGCCAGAGCCGCTTGTTGACTTGTTCAAGTATGTGGTTGCAAAGTTCCGTGGAGCGACTGGACGGAAGCTCACCTCACTTGAAGCACATGATATTCTATGTAAAATCGGAGAGGTCGTGGTTGTTGGTGGCGTACGACGATCTGCAATGATCTCTTTGTCAGACTTGAGTGATGACCGTATGGCTCACGCTAAAGCTGGTAACTGGTGGGACGGTAATGGTCAACGTGCCTTGGCTAACAACAGTGCCATCTATGAAGTCAAGCCTGACGTAGGTAAGTTCATGCGTGAGTGGTCTAGTATTTATGAATCACATTCTGGAGAGCGAGGAATCTTTAACCGTTATGCGAGTGAACTTCAAGCAGCTAAGAGTGGACGCAGGGAATTGGGTAAAGAGTGGGGTACAAACCCTTGCAGTGAGATTATCCTTAGACCTTATCAATTTTGTAATCTGTCTTCTGTTATTGTTCGGAGCGATGATTGTGTGGATACTCTACGGAATAAAGTGCGCTTGGCTACTATTCTGGGGACTTTTCAATCGACGATGACTCACTTCCCGTACCTTCGTAAGGTGTGGCAGACAAACACTGAAGAGGAACGTTTGTTGGGTGTGTCTATGACTGGTATCTTGGACAATGCCTTGCTAAATGACCCTGATGATGCTTATTTACCTATGATATTAGAGGACTTTAAAGATGTTGCTATTGCTACTAACGCTGAGTTTGCTGATGCTATCGGTATTAATCGCAGTGCTGCCATCACTGCCATTAAGCCAGAAGGGACTGTCTCTCAGCTTACAGGCACTGCTAGTGGTATCCACCCTCAGCACAGTCAGTACTTTATTCGTCGTGTCAGGTCTGATAACAAAGACCCTCTAACTGACTTCTTGAAAGCTCAAGGGTTCCCAGCTGAGCCTTGTGTGATGAAGCCTGAGAGCACTACAGTGTTTAGCTTCCCAATGAGAGTTGAGAAGGGTGCGCTGCTGCGTGAAGACTTGAATGCTATTAAGCACCTGCGTTTGTGGCTACTGTTCCAGCGACACTACTGTGAGCATAAGCCTTCAGTGACCATCTCAGTGAATGAGAATGAGTGGCCTGAAGTTGGAGCATGGGTGTGGAATAACTTTGATGAGATTACAGGTGTGAGCTTCTTACCGATGGATGGTGGAACATACCGACAAGCTCCTTATGAGTCCATGACTGAGTTTGAGTATCATGACATGGTATCCAATATGCCTTTAGGTATTGACTGGGATAAACTTGTTGAAGGTACTGACAATGTTGAAGGTGCTCAGACACTGGCCTGCACTGCTGGTGCTTGTGAGATATGACCTTAGACTTTGAATTCAAGACTGGTTTAGTCTTTGGCATAGAAGCTGATGAACTATACATCATGGATGAGAATGATAAGATGTCAGATGAAGCTAACCAAGTCATCTACTTACACATAGGCTTTATAACCTTAGCATTTATCCTTGATTAATCGTCATGAACTGAAGAATATACTAGGATAACCAACTAAAAAGCCCCTTAGGAGTAATCCTTTGGGGCTTCTTTGTAATTGTAAGTTTGAAACTTATATTTGTATATTTACTCTTCTTCATCCTCAAAGCTACTCAGGAATAGAGCTACTTCAGCTTTCCTACGTTTAACTAGACCGGGGAGTTCTCTACCACCTCCCTTAGTCCATTGCATGAAAGCTTCAGCAGCATCCTTCCATTCACCTCTATTAATCTTCATCCGAATAGTAGACCGCTGAAAATTGCCCAGTCCGGCATTGAAGGCAAAACTGACGCACGCATCGAAAGCCCCTTGATGATTAGATAGAGCAGGAGCAAGTCGTAGAACACCACGTTCAAAAAGGTTGACATCATCTGCGAATAGTTTCTCGATTTCCTCTTTAGACCATACACGATTGTCCTCCTGTCTCAGTGGTAACTCTTTACGAATTGTTGTAGTCTGTCCCTCTTTAGCTACCATTGGTAATCTAATCTGTTCCTGATAGAGAACATGACCATAACCTATAGTCCAGATATGAGCAGGACACAGGTAGGGTCTATTCCTGCATCCCTCAAACCTGTGCATCAGGTCAGCTCCAGCTTTACTTAGCTTCATTTCTTAGCCCAGCTACGTGAACCGAACCAGAAGCCTATGATACCTCCTAGCATAGCCATCTCATCACTACTGAAGATAATGTCTGAAAGACTAATCAAGTCTCCCATGTTCAAGACAAGATGAGGATTAGAGTAGACATAGTAGGCAATCCAAGCATTGATGGCACACAGCTCCAACACAAAGATATAAGTCACCATAGGACGTACAGTGCCTACAAAGTTAACCACCCATCTACTAGCTTTGTCCATAATCTTCTTATCATGGTCATAAGCTGCTACAGTCATCTCAGCATCAGTCTGCATGGCAATCTGATCTGTACGTATCTCTTCCATTCGCTCCTG